CCCGTTTTATATGCTTCCGGTTCCCACGGCATCCAGATTCCAACAGGTCCCACATACACATTGTGGTAAGGGTCCACTTCTCTCAACATTTTACAGCGCATTTCAGCCTCTTCCATAGTGGGAAAAGAACCGCGTACTTTAATACCACGCACATTCGTCTGAAAATCATTGGCAATATTGAACTCGTTTTGCAGTCTTTCCTCGTGTTCATCCACGAAATTCTTATAATCATCATGAATCGTGGAATCATTAATCTTGTCTTTTTCCGAAGTCAAAAATTGTTTGAAATTATCCATTAAATCATCGAATTTCAAATTGTATTTCATCGACAAAAAGTTCAAATATTGAGTAAATCGCTCAATTTCCTTGGTCTGTTCGCGATTTTTGATGAATTCCTTAAAATAATACAAATTCTTATCTTTCAATATGTTCTCGGGTGAAATAAACGAGATACACGTAAATTTCTGACTGGCAATGGGTCTATCTTCGTCTAATAAATCTACAAATTGACGACTAACTTTAGGAGCCGAATCTTTGGTATTTTCAATACTGGCACTGCTTTCGGACATTTATATTCTTATATCTGACTTTTTTTTAAATGAAAAAACGCAAAACTATTAACAAAATATTTTTTTTCTTCTCTTAAAATATAAATGTTGGATAATTTAATGAAAAGCATCGACGGTGCTGAATTATTGAGAAGAGCCGTAAAATATTTAGTAGAAGGTATTATGGTAGCAATCGCAGCCTATGCCATCCCCAAACACAGTTTAAATTTAGATGAAGTTTTACTTATTGCCCTCACTGCCGCCGCGACATTCAGTATTTTGGATACATATGTTCCCAGTATGGCTGTCTCAGCCAGATCGGGTGCAGGATTCGGTATTGGAGCCAATTTGGTCGGTTTCCCCAGATAATTACTAAATCGTTAGAATTATAAAGTTATATGTAAAATATTATTTTTACATGTAATGAGTAATTAAAGAATAATTAAAGAGTAATTAAAGAGTAGGAATATATTCCCATTGTAAATCCGCACAAATCTTTTTCCATATTTCGTCTTGTTCCATACGTTTGACACGGTCTTTTAGCATGGGGAAATGCGGCAAAAATTCATTTTCACCTAGCAATTCACACATTTTATAAAGCACATAATAATAATTTAAAAAGTTAACACGTCCTTCGGGGCAATGACGTGCATAAGGCGTCTGAATATCCATAAAAAGGTTACAGAGTTTTCTTTCTAAATTCGTATTCATGATGGGTGGTTTAATACCAAGTTTATCTTTGATAAAAGGTATATGTTCGTAATATTTGTTATAACCTAATTTTTTCAGTATATTTTTCGCCTTTTTGTTAGTAATTTGTTCGAGAGTAATTCTTTCTTTTTTTATTTGATTTTTTATTTTATCAATGACTTCTTTTGGTATTTGCGTGGTTTCTTTACCTTGAAATTGAGCAATAATCTCTTTAAAATGATTGATTCTCTTGTAAGCATAAAAACATACTTCTTTAGGTGGTTCACGGTAGGAGGGTTTTTCGTGCTCGACCAAATGCATATCTTGTTTATGACAGCGATTGCAAATTTGAATACCTTCGTTTTCGATGGCAATCCACTCACCACCACAAGGACACCTTTCATGATTTTCCATTAAATCATCAATATTCATATTGCTATCATCGACATTAATCAAAAATTGTTTATTATAATTGACGAAGGTATTTTCATCTCCATTCTGATACAATAGATTAGCGAACAAATCGTCTTGATTGGTATTATCTTCATCACTATCATCTTGTGTCGTCGCATCAAAAGAGGTATTTATGGCATCATTTTCAATTTCGGATAGATCATTCGTGGATTTTTTTTGAAAGAAAGATTCCAAAATTTTGGTTTTGTTCATTCCTTTTGATGTATTCTTCTTTTTTTCAAAATAAGAGAAAATATGTTTAGAATTTTTCAAATAATATTCTTGATTCCATTTATCAAGATTTTTGATTTTTTGTTTAATGTCACGAATAATTTCCTCATATTCAATTTTTTCTTCAATTAATTTTGCATAATTCTCGGGCTTATAGTTACCTTTATCTATTTTACTTTGTATTTTAGATACTTTTTTCAAATATTTTTTCTTTTCAGCTTTTAGATTCGGAATTGTTACATTTCGGTTTTCATTAATCTTTTTTTTAATGTTATTATGTGTATTATCTAATGTAATCAGGTCCTTATCTCGATAACGTATTTTTTTATCATTTTTGGGTTTAAATGGCATCCATAATTATTTATATTTGCAATTATTTAATTTTAAATTGTGTTAAAAGATTTTCTCGAATTTCTTTAAACAATGTAAATGAATCAAACGGATAATTTTACCATGAAGATTATCTATAAAAAAGAACAAAAGCCATATACAAAGCATAAAATTATAAATAAAGAAGGACCCACCCACAAAACAACCATAAAAGATGATATAAAAACGGCATTCATCTTAAATTCAATGAAAGATGGGTGGAATGTGCGATCTGTAGACGATGGTTTTTATATTTTAACAAAAAATCACGAAAATAAGAGGGAAATTTTCTTAGATGGGTATTTAGAAAATTTCATACAAGATAAATTTTCTTTCCTTTTTTAATTTTCCAATTAAATTTGGACCTAAAAATTCAAAATATATCCATTTTTTGTCCTCTTTTCCCCAATTTTTTGCTCAAACAACTATTTTTACGAGACATTTCTCAAATTTACAATTATCGTCGATGATTTTGTTACTCAAAATAGTTTGTAATTTAATTGCGTTTGTTTGGTATTAACACATGCATAAAAAGATAAGGTTTTGGCGTGTTATTTATATTTTATTTTACCATTTAAATTTTTTTTTCTTTAGGGATATTATAAAATGGGAGGAGGTTTAATGCAACTCGTAGCTTACGGCGCACAAGACGTTTACTTGACGACTAACCCACAGATTACTTTCTGGAAGGTAGTTTACAGACGCCATACTAACTTCAGTATGGAGTCTATCGAACAGACTTTCAACGGACAGGCTGACTTCGGTCGCCGTGTTCAGTGCACTATCTCCAGAAACGGAGATCTTGCCTACCGCACATACTTGCAGGTTACTTTGCCACAGATTGATGCCAGCAAAGCCAGGTGGCTCGACTACCCTGGTGAGCAGCTCATCTCCGAAGTTGAGGTCGAGATTGGAGGACAGCGTATCGACAAGCAGTACGGTGACTGGATGCACATCTGGAACCAGCTTACCATGACTTCCGAGCAGGAACGTGCCTACAACGCCATGGTTGGACAGACCACACAACTCACTTACTTGACGAACCCAAAATATGCCGATGTTGCCACTGCTTGCTCTAACTCTTCGGCACCCGCTTCGGTTTGTGCCCCACGCAAATCTTTGCCGGAGACCACTCTTTACGTGCCTCTCCAGTTCTGGTTCTGCCGCAACCCTGGTCTTGCCCTTCCTCTTATTGCCTTGCAATACCACGAGGTCAAAATCACCCTTACGCTTCGCCCCATCGACGAATGCTTGTGGGCTTGTGGAGCTAGTGAAACCACCAAGGACACTACCGCTCACTCCAAATCTTTGGTCGCTGCTTCCTTGTACGTTGACTACATCTTTTTGGATACCGACGAGCGCAGACGTATGGCACAGAACCCGCACGAGTACCTCATTGAGCAGCTCCAGTTCACGGGTGACGAGTCCATTGGCTCCACTTCCAACAAGATCAAATTGAACTTCAACCACCCATGCAAAGAACTTGTGTGGGTCGTGCAGAAGGACAGCATTGTCGATTACTGCAAACACTACACTGCGAATGATGCTGTTAACACGATGAAGGGTGCACAGCCTTTCAACTACACTGATAGCATGGATGCTTTGCCGAATGATTTGCTTGCTTTCTCGGCTGATGCCGCCACTGATGCCGGTTCTTTCATCAACACTAGTACTGGTCTTTTCGATGATGCTCTTGCTGCACCAACCTTCGACGCCATCAAAAATACCGCTGCCGATGATGCTTCTCTTTCTGGAGCTGGTGTCTCTGACGCTGGTGCCTTCGTTTTGGCCGAATCTGCCCTTCACATGCACTGCTGGGGTTCCAACCCGGTTGTCACTGCCAAGCTTCAGTTGAACGGACAGGACCGCTTCTCCGAGCGTGAGGGTTCCTACTTCGATACCGTGCAACCATTCCAGCACCACACTCGTGCCCCTGACTCTGGTATTAACTTGTACAGTTTCGCACTCAGACCTGAGGAACACCAGTGCTCTGGTACATGCAACATGTCTCGTATTGACAATGCCACTCTTCACCTTGTCGTTAGCCACAACGCTGTCAACAGCAGTGACACTGCCAAGGTCCGTGTGTACGCCACCAACTACAACGTGCTCCGCATCATGTCGGGCATGGGTGGTCTCGCATACTCCAACTAAGCGCCATAGATTTAATTCTTGTATTTAGTTAAATCACTTTAAGTTTCATATTATAAATGTAATAATATGAAATTAAATAACATTGGATAAATCAAAATCACTTCCACCAATCGGATATTTACAGCGTCCAACCCAGTTAAAATCAGTATACGTCCTTACCCCCTGTTGCCACAGTTCCCCTCTACTGTCCATATCCGAAAGGAGCATTTCTGTAATACACGAATTAATATACTTTATCGTTTCGTCGAGCCATTTTTCAGGTAATTTTTCATCATAATCTTCATTGCCATTTATTCGCAGTATTTTTTCACGATATTCATCGCTCAATAACCATTTATTGTGATAAAGATTGCAATTATTTAAATATTCGAAACTCATGGTTTCGCCTGGCCTATTGCGTTTTTTTATCCTCTCTTCACATACTTTTGTGTCGGCATGCAAATAAATATTACCGTTAAAATTGACATTTCTCGTGAAATTATCAAACCATTTCAAATAGATCTGGTATTCGACGGATTCTATTTTCCCGTCGTCCCTCAGCATCTTCGCAAAAACATTTTTGTCCGTATATACTGACCTTTCGGTAATAATAATATAATTTTCTTTTTCTTTTTCTTCTTGTTCTCTCCTTCTATTTTCTCGTTTCAGTCTCTCAATGGTTTCCATCAATTGATTGATACGCGAAATATAAGCCATCATTTGAAAGGCAAACGAATATCTGTTTTGGTCTTTGTAAAATTTTTCCAATATTGTTTCGCCGCCTTCGTCTTTTATATCCGTCCACTCGTCGACAGGTTCGCTTAAATAGATTACCTTCCATGGTGGTTCTATCATAGCTCTTAAGTCACGTCGCCCTTTGATACGATTACTAAAATCAATTTTTTTTAGATTTTTGATAAATGTAGATTTACCAGAACCAATGTTTCCTTCGATACTAAATAATAAAATTCTCATTTCTACAATTTATATTATAGACGAATTAATCTTTAATTCATTTATAATTTCAATTCATTTTTGATTTATTTGTCCAATTAACATAAATAAAAAATATCTATTTATTTCATGTCATTAATACGCGGTGCACTTTTATATCTTGTCACCACTTTCGAATTAAATGTCCCAATGCAAAATGAAATTGTTGATGTCGGGTGGATACTAACGCTACCCATACACTCTTTTTTGA